TTGCGGCTTGTCTCCGGCCATGCGCCGGCAATGGTCTGGCATGCGGACACGGCGCTGCCGGCCGGCACCGATCTCGTCGTCATTCCGGGCGGCTTTTCGTACGGCGACTATCTGCGCTGCGGGGCCATCGCGGCGCGCGCCCCGATCATGGACGCGGTGCGCGCCTTCGCCGCCAAGGGCGGGCTTGTGCTTGCGGTCTGCAATGGCTTTCAGATCGCCTGCGAGGCAGGATTATTGCCGGGCCTGCTGGTGCGCAACGCGCAGCTGCGCTTCATCTGCCACGATGTTTATTTGCGGGTGGAGCGCTCCGATACGCCGTTCACCCGGGGCTATAATGCCGGCCAGGTGATCCGCGTCCCGGTCGCCCATGGCGAGGGCAATTACATCGCCGACGGCGAAACCATCGCGCGGCTCGAAGGCGAGGGCAGGGTGTTGTTCCGCTATGCTTCGCCCGACGGCATGGTCGACCCCGACTGGAATCACAATGGCGCCATGAACGCCATCGCCGGCATTATCAACGAGCGCGGCAATGTGCTCGGCATGATGCCGCATCCGGAAAATCATGTGGAAGCCTCGATGGGCCGGAGCGACGGTCGCGGCTTGTTCGCGGGACTTGTGGATCATTTGAGCACGGCCGCCTGAGCGCCGCGCGGCCAAAGCATTTTCTGGGGTTTCCATGCCGTTTGGCATCGTCCTCCTTCTGATCAATGTCGGATTGATTGTGCACGCGGCGAAGACCGGCCGCTTCTGGCCATGGGGCTATATCATCCTTTTCATCCCTGGCTTCGGCGCGCTCGCCTATGTGCTGGTGGAGCTCGTGCCGGAATGGTTCGGCAGCGTGCGGGGCCAAAAGGCACGCCGGCACGTGGTCAATACGCTCGATCCTTCCAAGCGCTATCGCGCGCTCACAGAGCAGCTCGAGTCGCCGACACCATCGCCAATCGCGCAGCGCTCGCCGCGGAGTGTCTTGAACTGGGGAAATTCACCGAAGCCGAGTATCACTACGAGCGCATTCTCGCGCTTCCGATGGGCGACGATCCGATCTATGCGCTCGGCCGGGCGCGCGCGCAGTTCGGCCGCAGCCACCCGGAGGAAGCGGTCGCGACGCTCGACGATTTGCGCAAGCGCTGGCCGGATTACCAATCCGCCCGTCAGAGGCCTTGATCCGGCCGCGAATATTCTCAGAAACCCGCATGGAATGGGCACTTCTTTGATGTCGCGCGATTGGGAGACCGGCGATTTTTAGTGCAACAACGCGCGACAATTTCGTGTGTGTTTTCAACACTCCGAATTTGGTGCAAATATCTGGACGCGACAAAAACGCGACAAAAGGCGTGCGTCCATGGTCGAGCTACTGCCGCTGGCCGAGATCGAATTCCGCATTGCGCTATTGCCGCCAATCTCCCGCGGCGCTCATCTCGGCGGCCCGCTTCTGCATGCACAACGACTGATCGGGCTTTGGGCTGTTGGCGAGCGCGAAGACGTCCCGCTTGCCCAGGCCTTCCGCCTGCTCGACGCGAACGTTGTCGCTGGCGTAATCTTGCGGACAACAATGGCCACGGACTATCCACGCGACCCGCGCTATTGGACCTTTGCTCCGCTCGCCGACATGCTGGGTGAGCTGCGCGCCTGTGCCTGGCAGGCTGCATGCGACGGCGCGCTGCTGGTCGAGGGTATCAGGGGCATGCGGGGGACACAGCACCAGCAGATCTTGCCCGTAGAGCTGCCGCGCCTGGCTCCGGACTTTCGCCTGTCGCGCCTGGTCAAGTGTGACGGGTGTGACGCCTGTGACGGGCAAATCGGGAAGGGGGGGGTAGAGGCAGTGTGAGCAGTGTGCAGGATGAGTTCATCGATGTTCGCGTCCGGCGCGCACCGGCCGAGCCAGCCGAGCCGGTCAAGGCGACGTGGCGGAATAAACCTTCTCAGAAAAAAGTCGAAGATGCCATGGTCGAAATTGCGAAGGGGTATTTGCCGGCAGAGGAATACGCGAAGGGTGCAACGCGCCCTCCCCTCGATGAAATATGGGGCAAGCTCAAGCAGGAGACGGGCAGCAAAGCCGTGACCCGGCGACAAGCCCAAAATGCATTGCAGAACCGCGCTCCGCATCTGCGCGGGCAAAAAGGATATTCCAAGAAAAAATATCCTAAGAAAACAAGCAAATCTAAATAGCCAAACTAAATCGCCAAGTTTTTTAGTTTGGCGATTTGGCGATTAATGCAGCCAGCGCCCGACTAGGTCACAGGTGGTGATACCGAATTTGGAGGTATCTCGCCATGACCGAAGAATCCCGAAAGCAGGAACGTCTGGCCGACGATCTGCTGGTCGGGGCGGCTGCCATCGCGCAGGAGCTCGGGCTCACCGAGGAAGCGGTCTACTACATCCACCGCAAGAAACGCCTCCCCATCGGCAAACTCGGCAAGAATCTGATCGCGACCCGCAGCAAGTTGCGGCGCGCCGCGCACGATCTCGTCTCGTAATCGAGCGAGACAGGTAATCAAGACGGCTGCCTTGGCGTGATGTCGCCAGCGTCGAGGTGGGGAATTTCAGGGCGACAAGGAGGCCGGTCGGCGGCTCTTAAGGTTCATCAAAATCCAGAACACGCCGACCGGGGAATTGCAGCCAAAGGAGGTTTCCCATGCTGCAACAACAAAGCACTCGTTCTGTACAAATCCGCTATGTCCCCGTCAAGGACACCGTCAAGAAGACCGTCAAGAAGACCGTCAAGAAGAAGGTCGTCGGCCATAAGGCCCGGTACCGGCTGCCGCTCATCAGCGCCACCGAAGCCGCCCTGCTCGCCTACGGCCTATTCCACGGCCGGATCACGGCTTATCAGGCGTGTCGCCTGGCGGGAGCGAATACTACCTATTTCGGTCTCGTCAATGCCATGACCGACCACGAGCGGGAGCTTCTCGCTCGCGGCAAGCTTGCGCTGACGGATCGCATCAACGGCAAGCGCGCCAATGACAAGCCCGCCAATGGCGACAGCAACAATGGCGGGCATTCTGGTGAAACCCTTCTCGAGCATTTGCGGCGCTCCAGCGTCGTCGAATTAGTGCATGCCGTGCGTGAGTACGGTGTTGGTCAGCTATTCGATATCGCCTTCGTGCCAATTCTCGACCAGGGTGTAACCAAGCCCAAGGAGGACTCTGAAGAGGACACAGACAAGAGCAGCTGAGATTTTCTGGCGCCGTTCCGCGCGAATGCGGGCGGCGCTTTTTTCTGTCGGCCATTTGAACTGAGAAGGACTGACGATGACACTGATGGGAATCCCCGCAGGTATCCAGGCCGGCGCTATCATGGCGGATCCCGGCATCGCGTTCGAAGCTTATTCGCCTAAGGGCGAAGGGCGCACGCCGCAAAAGTATTACCAGTGCACAGCCTTCAAAGAGCTGGCTGCACTGCCGATCGCCGAAATCACCAAACCAGACTGCTTTCTGTTTCTTTGGCTGCCATTGCGCAGTGTGTTCCTGGTCGAGCCGATTATGCGTGCCTGGGGCTTCGGCTTTAGTGGAAGTGCTTTCGCGTGGGCAAAGCAAAACAAGAAGGGTGAGGGCTGGTTCATGGGGACTGGCTACGGCACCCGCAAAAACGTGGAGATCTGCTGGCTTGGCCGGCGCGGATCGCCGCGGCGAAAATCGATGGCGGTGCGCGAACTGATCGTTGCTCCGCGGCGTGAGCATTCCCGCAAGCCCGATGAAGTTTACGCGCGCATCGAGGCGCTGGCCGATGGGCCGTATGTCGAGCTTTACGCCCGCCAGCAATGGCCCGACTGGGTTTGCGTCGGTGATGAGGTCGGGAAATTCCCGGTGAAGGCAGCGTGAGAGTGAAACGGCCGCCAAGCGTATTAAGGGGGATGACGTGAAATTCCCGTCACTCGTGCGCGACACACTCACTCTGCTGGCCGAGCACGGTCTGACCGGCGAGGTCGAGAACGGGACTCATTTCAAAATTCGATTTGTCAATCAGTACGGCCACAAATGCCTACTCATCACAGCACGCTCACCGAGCCATCAGCGCGCCTTCAAACAAAACCGCGCAGAGCTGCGCCGGCTACTGCGCAAGGGCGACCGGTAAGACCCACAGGAGACCCTCATGACCGAACGTTCCAACTTTTGGCGGCGACCAACCAACGACCTGCTGGAATTCTTCTTTCTGAAAGCCATGAAAGATGCCGATCCGCTGGCCGAGGAGATCCGCCAACACGTGTCCCGCTTCATGGAGGCTGTTCACGTTGGCGACCGTGATGGCATCGCACGGCATCGCGACGCGGTCGATGTGCGGCTTACGCAATACATCCGCCAGTGCCGCAACGACACGCGTGAGTCCCCATGATGAAAATCATCTCAGCCGATGAAAGGCTCGCGGAGCATCGCGGCGTAAAGCTGTTGATCATCGGGCAGACCGGCATCGGCAAGACGTCGCTGGTGAAGACCGTCGACCCGCGCAGCGTTCTGCTGCTCGACAGCGATTGCGGTGATTTGTCGATTCAGGACGTGCCTGTCGACACGATCCGAATTGACGACTGGCAAACCGCGCGCGATGTCGCCTGCCGCATCGGCGGGCCTAACCTGTCATTCTCGCCGCTGAACTGCTACTCGCAGGCGCACTACGAGAAAATCGGCGGGGCGCTGCCGGATCTCGACCGTTATAAGATTATCGTTGCCGACAGCATTACGGCGACTAGCCGGCTGTCGTATCGCTGGTGCGAGCAGCAACCAGAGACGCGCTCTGATCGTACTGGCACAAGAGACACGCGCGCTACTTACGGACTTCACGCGCGCGAATTCCTGCTTTGGCTAAACCAGCTCCAGCACGTGTACGACAAGCACGTGATTTTTATCGGCCATCTCGAGCGGCTGACCGACGACTTCAATCGCACGCTCGGCTTTCAGGTGCAGATGGAAGGCGCAAAAGTCCCGCGCGAGATCGGCGCCATCGTCGACGAATTCATCATTATGGATTGGGTGAAGTTCGACGGCCGTGATGAGCCAGTCCGTGCCTTCATCTGCACATCGCCGAATTGCTGGAATTACCCCGCCAAGGACCGCTCCGGCCGCCTCGAACAGATCGAGGAGCCGCACCTCGGCAAGCTGCTGACGAAGATCGTCGGCCCACGCCCATCCGATTCGACCCCCAAGGCATGAAAAAGGAGTTTTCACCATGCCATACGACTACTCGACCGCCCCGCCGCCGCGCGATCTCGATCTGATCCCGCACGGCACCATCGCTACCGTCGTCATCCATATCCGCCCCGGCGATGCCGGCGAGGGCGGACTGCTCAAGCGCTCCAAGAACGGCGACTGCGAGATGCTCGACCTCGAATATGTCGTCGTCGACGGACCCTATGCACGCCGCAAGTTCTGGGAAAATCAGATCATCGTCGGCACCACGTCCGGTCAGAAGGACATGGCCGAGACCTACTGCGGCACGCGGAAAGCGATCCTGCAATCCGCCCGCGGCATCAAGGAGGGCGACCAGAGCCCGCAGGCCCGCGCCGCGTATATGGCCGACCTGAAAGACTTCGACGGCCTGATGTTCATCGCTAAGATCGGTGTCGAGAAAGGCAAAGCAAAGAACGACGGCTCCGGCGGGAACTATGCCGACAAAAACATTCTCGCCGCGGTGATCACTCCCGACAAGGCCGGCTGGCATCCGGTCACGCAGGCGCCGCCATTCGACGGCGGCGGCAGCGGCAATGGCAGCGCAGCCGCGCCAGGCTCGCCATCGCCGTCCGGCGCTCCGCCCTCGGGCAATCCTCCGATCACCCCGCCAGACTGGGCACGCTGATGAGACCGCGCCGCATCATCGGGCAGGTCTCGCAACTTGCCCTTGAGGACGAATGGCAGCGGCAGGCGACTGCCGCCGCTATCGCAGCCGCACGTGGCGTCATCCGAACGGATGGCGCCATTCCGCCGGCCACGCCGGTCGGACGGCTAAGCGACGTCGAGTGGGGCTGGATCGTAGCTGCCGTTTTATTCGGCTGGATCCAGACCCGCGCCCGGCAAGCCGTCGCGGAGAATCTCGACACCGAGCAGACCGTGCGCATGACCGGACTCGACCCGCAGCCATGGGATGTCGGCGCAGCCGTGGCAGTCCTGCCCGAGCTCGCCGCCGCCTGCAGCGACATGGACTGGTCGAAGCCGCTCACCGACTGGTCGCGCGAGACGATGGCCGAATTTCTGATCACCGCCATGCCGCTGATCCGCAAAGCGATGATCGCGCGCGACATCAGCGGCAAAGGCGTCACCCGCCAATCAAGCGCCAGCGAGATCGCGCGGGAAGCCAATGCTGCCGCGGGTGGCTCGTTGCTGACGCCGGATGAGTTCGACGACGAGATTCCGATATAGGACGTCACGCCGATGCACGATTACTTCACCCCCGATCTCACGACGCAGGTGGTCAACACCGCGCTCAACAACCTGATCGAGCGCACTTCGGCCGCCAAGGGTGAGCTTCCGCGCCCTTATCTCGGCGCCAGCATCGCCGGATCCGAATGTCTGCGCCGCGTGCAGTATGATTGGTGGTGCACACCCATGCACTCCGCCCGGCTGCGCGAGATCTTTGCGCGCGGGCATTACTTCGAACAGCGCATGCGCCAGCAGCTTGACGCTGCCGGCTTCAGGTTCGCGCCGCCGGAAGCGTGCGCCTTCTCCGCTGTGAACGGCGACCTGCGCGGCCACAGCGACGGCGTCGTCAACGGCGGCCCAAATCCGCTCAACGGTGCTTATTTCAATTATCCGTTTGTCTGGGAATGCAAGGCGCTCAATGCGAAGAACTGGCGCGCGCTCGGACGTAACGGTCTGGAAAAAGAGTTTCCGCGCTACAGTGCGCAGGTCGCGCTTTATCAGGCGTATCTCGGCCTGACCAATCCGGCGCTGTTCAGCGCGATCAACGTCGACACCTGCGAGCAATTGCATTTCTGGGTGCCGTTCAACGCCGAGCGCGCGCAGCTGTGGAGCGATCGCGCCGCCAACATCATCGCCGCCACGCGCGCCGGTGAATTACTGGAGCGCGCCTACGACAGTCCGAGCGATTGGCGCTGCCGGCTTTGCCCTCACACAGAGAGGTGCTGGCGGTGAAGTCAGCGCGCGAACAGAAAATCGCTTACACGCTTCGAATGCTGGATTCGAATCAGGACGGCGACGTACTGGCGGCGGTTCATGCACTCAAGCGCTTGTTGCAAGCGCTGGGGACTGATTTGGACGGTCTCGCTAAAGGCTTCGAGAAGATCCTCAACGGCAACGGCGGCGGAGCAATTACACAAGCCGAGATGCAAAAAGCCATCTCCACTGCCTACGCTGCAGGCGCGCAGGATGCCGAAAACAGACTGCACGGCGCACACGATTTTCAGAACACCGATGGCAAGCCACCGTGGGACGCCATCGCGCTGTTCTTGCAGCGTAACAAGAATCGGCTCGACGCACGGCATCACGATTTTATCGACGACATGGCCAGCCGCACCGCATTCGGGCGCGAGCCGACCGAGCGTCAGCACAGGTACTTGCACAGCCTATTCTACAAACTCGGCGGGAAGATCACATGAGCACCACGATTGACGAGACTACCGTCCGCCAGTTCATCGAGATCATCAGCAAACACGTGAAGCTGGCGATCAACGGCGCCGGCCCGCCCGGCGTCCTGCAAATCTGCCGCATCAACCCGATCGATGAGAGCGTCGTTCCCAGCCGTTTCCTGCCCGACG